CCACTCTCAACCATCCAGCCACTATTAGCTGTGGTATTAACAATATGCAGCTCTTGAGAGGCTATTTTGTTTAGCTGCTCTTGCGGTGAAAGTAAATTACGAACTACACCGAAAGGGCGGCCCCGTCGGAAGTAGCAGAAGAAGGGGATAAGGGTAAACTGATTATAGGGAGACCAGTCATCGTGCAGAACAACCTGATCACAAGTCACAGTCCAGCGTACTTTACGTATCACCTTGCTGATTACTGATAAGCTGTGCTTCTTAGCAAACTTCTTAACTTTACCTTCAGACCATGCATCGGGGGCTTGACGTTGGTCGCCTGTATCGGGGTCTACAAAGAAATCACAGCGTGTTAGTTTTTTATGTTGTCTCTCTATTACTCGTAGTGATTTAACATTACGGTACTCATCATCACCTGGTACTCCAGCACCAAAGTGATCATCATTACTCTCTGTGTCACCAAAACGTGTCTCTTGATACTCAACAGAATCTGGACCAAAACTCATACCGTTTTCAGCTACAAACAGTAGTCTCTCAGCTTTCGCTTTACCATATAACTCTTCAATCTCATCAAGTGTCATCCACTTGGTCTCAAAGACTTCATTCCAGTTTTTAGGGTCTGCATCTTTGGCATCTGGGTCGATCAGTATGTCTAATGGATCTTTAGCCGTGATTCGAATTTCGCCTTCAACGTGATCGCTAAAGTCCATCCGAACATCAAAATAACCGCGACCATCCATAATCAAACCATCAGAGAACACTTGCTGCTCAACCCAATCCAACTTGTTGTTGTCGGATATCTGCATATACAACTTGTTTAGTGTCTGGGCTACCTCTTCATCGCCACCTCTTCGCGGTTTAAACTGAATGTCAGCGCGCCGCGTTGATTGCTCGCCTAAAATAGTATTTACGGTGGGAAGAATAGTGTTAATGGTAAGCGCGGGACGGCCTTCAGCTTCTAATGCCGCTTCGTCTTCTGCGTCCCACTGTTCACCTTGATAATACTCATCACATTTCTGCGCCATATAAACGTACTCTAGATGCCCGTTATCTCTGGCTCTTTCGTAACGCGCCCACTGTGTGCGAGTAATTTCCTCTTCTTTAGCTGGATTAATTTTAGTTGCTTTCATTTTTATGCGCTCATTGCCGATTTGGTCCGTTCACCTTTAAGTAATCCAGGGAGTCTGTCTCGCCAGCTTGGTACGTGTTCAACCTTCTCGATGAAGGTACTAAACTCCGTCATCATCAAACCGATCCATGCCAAGGCGTCTACCTGGTCGTCGTGTACCCCATTAGGGAAGCGCAGTAACTCTGCTACCAAAGGGCCTGTAAATTGTTCTTCTTTAGGCATAAATACCATGCCTTGTTGCATCCGACCTTGGATGGCTCTAGCTCGCGCCTCCTTATCTCTACGACCTGTCTTGAGGTCTTTGAAATACGCTTCGTATAACCCACGTTCGCGAACACGCTTCTCGAGGAACGGTCCGAGGGCCATCTCAATATGACCTTTCTCAATGCCTATGATTGATGGTTTCCAAACCTCATACAGGTCTAGTATCTGCTCTACTAATTCAAAGCCATCAAAGCGGCCACGAACCATATCAACCACAAACATCTGATCATATTCATCTACACCAACTACAATACCCACGGTGTAGTCATTTCTATCATTCTTACCAATCGCTAAATCCCATGCGCAGTAGAACTTCATACGGTCATGATCAATATCTTCTCGATCATAGTAATTAATCATGTCTCTGGTGAAATAATCACCGTCATCAGCTACAGGGTTTTGCTGATAAAGCGCGGACCAGTCTCGCGGTCCAACGGCTTTTTCGATGCGGGCAAGCGCCTCCTCATCGTACCTCTCCCTGTGTAACGCTTCTCCTTGCTTTCTAAATTCTTCGTCAACTTCTGCGACTGCTGGGTAGTTAACAACTTCCCATTGTTCTCCGTTATCAGCCGCTGCTTTGAGTAGCCGTCCAGCAAGATCATCGTCATGCCAGCGAGTGAGAATAACGAGTACGCCACCACCAGGAGCAAGGCGGGTATACGCCGTCGAGGTATACCAGTCCCAAGTACTTTCCCTAGCATTTGATGATTCGGCATCGTCACGGTTCTTTACCGGATCGTCGATAACGAGGATATGAGCCCCTTTACCAGTAATACCACCACCCACACCAGCAGCAACAAAACCACCGCCGCTAGTTGTAAGCCATGCTTCAGCTGACTGCGACTGTGGGTCGAGGCGGGTTTTGAAAGCCGATTTAAAACCTTCTTCACGTAAGAGCCCACGGACTTTGCGACTGAACGCCATTGCAAGCGAACCCGAGTACGAACAACTGATAAATTCATGCTGCGGGTTTCTACCCAAATGCCAAGCTGGGAACGCGACCGAAGCCAACGTGCTTTTACCGTGTCGGGGTGGCATGAATAGCATAAGTCTTGGAGACTTCTTTTCAGCGACATCTCTTGAAAAATCCTCTAGCCTTTGGCAAATATCTTTATGTACCCAACCTGCTTGGTAGTCAGGGTTAAACCGCTCTACAAAAGGTAATAACCGTTTGCGGGTCAGGAACCGTAGAGCAAGTTCCGCGCGCGCCTTTTCTTCTAACGTTGTTACCTGTTCTTCTTCTGGTTCGGGGGTCGCGGCTAGTGGTTCCTGCTCCGCGATGTCCGCTTTACAATAAACACAGAGTCGATCATCTCCCGCATATAGTGTCTCGGGGTGCGACGCCTTGCAGCGTATGCATTCGACCTTGTTAACTTCCGTCATCTAGTTCTCTTGGTACGTAAAACTCAACGTGCGCTTGGCACGTAGGGCAACTAAAGTTAGAGACTATGATGTACTCTTCACAATCCTCACAATCATGATCTCCGCCCCATATAAGCTCTGTCTTACACGTCCAACAGTTCATTTTAGTAAGGCTTGTATGTCTTTTTCGCGCCTTTCTTAGCAGGCAAGTTCTTCACTACATTTGGTCCAGTTCTCTTCTTACCAGGCAAGTTTTTTACCTTCGGCTTAGCTTTAGCCTTGGGTTTAGCTACAGGTTTTTTCTTTTTGGCTGCAGCAGCCTTCAATTTAGCTACCTGTGCAGCGGCCTGTTTTTTGTTGTGGGGGTATTCAGTGGACTTCGCCATAATTACTCACTCTTCGGTTCTAAATAGTTAATATCTTTACCTGCAATCTTCAACAGGTCCTCATCAGACATGCGTTCTAGCTGTTTCGTACCATTAATATTGATATTTACTTGCGTTGCGTTATCTGGGGCAGCCAAACCGTGCAGTTTGACCAGGGAATCGGTGGTATTTTTCATTTCGGTGGCGTTTGCGGAGGAGTTATAGGCTTCCATGTACATAAGATGGGCGTTTTGGTTGGTAAACTTCACCGTTTCACGCATTTCTTCTCGATAATAGTCGAGCGCTTTCTGTACACCTTCTACTTTTGCAGCAGCATAAGCTGCTTGAGGGGAAGAGTACCCCGCACCACGACCCGCAGCCGCTGTACTCATACCTGAAGCGATGAGCGTGACCAGTTTTTCTTGCTGCATGGTCAGTGATCCACGGCTTATGCCCATGTATGGCATATGCGATTGGAACTCAGTATGTTCACTGACTAGATCAGTGGATTGTGACTCCTGGTTCTGTGCCATGCTGCCCTTGACTAGTATCGAAATACACAAATGCAGGTGCACCCTCAAACTCTTGAGAGGACAGCTCTGCAACGTAATCTTCGGCATCCTCTTCGGTATGCCCTTTATCTATTAAAATAGCGACGGCTTTGTCATAGTCATATGCAAGCACTTCGCATTTGTTGCGAACGGTCGTACCGATGATTGCGGCATCTAGCCCTTCTATCGCAACTACTTCTATCTCCAGCATAGCGTAATATTAGCTCAGGTATTATTTAATCACAAGAAAAATCGTTAATTGTCTTGATCCACCAGTAAAACATGTCTTCTGGAAGAGTGTGCTTCATTAAGTTGATGCGATACGCCACTAATTGGACATTTTCGAAGGTATAACTCTTCACATTACTAATACGGTCTATTGATGCGTTAAAATCTTTAGTACCTGATCCATCTTTATGGTGCGTTAAGAATACACCTGACACAGCGCATCGACCTTGTTGTTGTTCCCACATGCGTGGGAGGTCAGCGTTCACGAGTTCCCAACTATGCTCCTGGGTTCGTGCTCCGCGCTTCACGGCTGATTTAGCATTAATAAAGAGGGCGTTTAGATAGGCTTCGTAACTAGCAGATTGTCTCTTTTGACGTTCGTGTGTCCGACAGTTGGCGCAGTTTTTACGACCAGCGTCTATATGTACTTGGTTCTCGTCTCTATTNCATTTTGCACAAACGCGCAGCTCCGTCATGGCGTTGGAGAATACCATAGCTAATATTTTTTTGTAAAAATTTTTTTAAAAATTTATATTCTGAATCGCTCACGCACTATCTCCCCCTGCCGTAATTCACGACCCATGCCCCCCGATCCGGATTTATGGAACCTTGTTTCGTAATTCCGTTTTGGAACCTTGTCCTGTTTTTCATACCTCGCTCCTTCGTCGCTCGGCGTCGGTTGTTTTTGTGTCTCTAACTTATAGGAGTAAGACATGAACACATTAAAAGCAGAAAAATACAGATCCAAAGTAAGTCTAGTGGGTAGTGATCACGTTCCATTATTGGGCTATGAACACGAGTACGTAGTAACCGACGGTGCTTGGACAGAGCGTTTGCATAACGAAGACTCGCACGAAGCGTTCTGCAGGGTTATGGCGTTTGTACTAGATATGGTTGCGATAGGTCAGCCTATGTACAACGGCAACGGCTGTTACCACTTTACAGCAATTGACTACGAGCTTGGACAGGGGGGGGTGTAGCATGAACACATCAGAACTATTCGAACGACACCTCAATGCTGAACGATTCAAGGGCAGCGAACCGCGAACCACTCGCGTTGCTCGCGCTCCACGGCGCACGAACAACGGACAACAGCTCGCGAAAGAGTATCGGAAGTACAAGCAGATGGGATTCACGCACTACGAATCACGCAACTTGGCTTATCACCATCACACCATGAAGCTATAACGGGAGAATCTTATGAAACGTTCTAAGAAAAGAAGGTCGCGATCCACGGTTGACGAGTCGGACATCGTGTTCCTCGTTCTGATGACCACGCTCGCTCTCGCCCAGTCGCTAGCTTGGCACGGTTTTTAAGTCTGTGCACGGTTTGGAAAATCTGTGCACGAATTAATACCGTTTCGGACACAGCGTAACCTATTGATTAATAACATCTTTTGCTAATCTGTGCACGATGTGTCCACTTGTGCACCCTTTTTCAACTTCAATCTGACGTGTTTTAAAAAAGACGTTTTTTTTTATAAATCGAACTTCAACTCAAAAAAAGGTGCACAGTGGACACAGATCTCTACAGCCCTTGTATTTACTGACTTTTTACCCCTTCAATTCGTGCACAGAACCGGACACGAACCATGCACAACGTACCTTGTTCCGTGCACAGATTAGCATTTACTGTATATATACACAGTATCTATGTCCACTAACCGCGAACCACGGTCCATAAATCATAACCAACGGAGAAACATCATGAAAACGATTCTTTTTGCCCTTGAATGGCATCTATTAATCAACAACCCAATCACGACCATTAGTACTTGGTACGTGCTCAATCATACTAAGGAGGCTACGTTATGAACACTATCATCAACTTCATTGCACGAAATAGAACAGATATTCTTGTTCTCTTCGCCGTGCTCTTATCTTTCTATGTCCTTTCACTAGCGTGGGTAAACCATACACAAGTAGCTATTTATTCACAGGACATACCAAACAACATGATATGTATCAAAGACACATACCCAGATGCATATCTATGTTCACCCGATGCCACAGTACCATGGTATCTACCAACCCAAGGAGTACTCGCACATGTTGAATAAACTTAAAAACTCAGCGAAAGCTGTCCTAGCGCGTCGCCAAGAATATCAAGCAAAAGCAAAACCTTTTGTTGATAAGTCTTTAGCGTATGCAAAAGAAAACCCTAGCGATGTAATGCTAGGTATAATGACATTACTTCTCATGGATATTGAGTCTGATGTTGATGATCTTGAGGATTACACTGGCATATCTGCCGCTGTTGATCTTCACGATTACCGTACCCGATAACATTCCGTAGGAGGAATATACAATGAAAGAACTAAATCTAAATATAGACCGCTGGTCAATGGTAAATTCATCAGACTCTAAC